ACTCAGAATTAGAGATAGAAATTAAAGAATTAAATAAACCCGAATTTAAACAATTAAGTCTATTTGATATCGCTTAAATCCCTAACTTTTTATAGCGCACTTACTTTTTTATCTGTTTTCATTTCTCGCCTCAAACTTATCAATTTGGGATTCAATTAAATATTCAATCGCGATCGCAACATAGCCATTAAATAAACCTGCTAGAAACCCAATAGCAGGTGAAAATGGCATGAGTACCAGATACACAATAACAGAAGCCTCAAAGGTTTGGCAGTAGGGGCATTGAAATAATTTACTAAAGAATGACTGTGCCTTGGAGCTTTCAAGCCACACCCGAACAGGATAGAGTAGGGAGTGCTTAAAAATAAACCACCGCAAACCGAGAGACAGTAATAGGAAAACAATTAAATCAGATAGCATTATTTACCTAACGACCATTCCTTGAGTGATTTTAAATCCTGAAATTCCTGATACTGATTAATTAATTCGTCAATATTACTTTTATCCAGTACAACCCTCCCGCCGGAATCATCGGTAATAATATACTTACCATTCTCAATGATTAACTGAGGGCAACAGTTTTGACCTCTACATAATGAAATTTGATATTTTCCTTTTATTTCTGTCATGACATTAATAGGTTTCACGGTGTCCAAACTCCTCAAATGTAACTTTAAATGGTTGCCCTAAAAACCGTCTGGGACTGTCGGGGGTATTAGTTACACTACCACTAACGCACTGTCGAGATCCTTTTGCCATCACACCAGATCCTCCCTGGGGTTCTATTCCTAATATCTTAACATGACGCTCCGTGACACCCGCCGCATAATCAGCAATATCAAACCCCACATAATCCCAGACCCTTAAAGCCCTAAACGATTTGTTATTTTGAATGGTTGCTCCCTGATACCGCCTCAATTCCTGGAACACAAACCGCAATTCCGCCATTTCTTCAATGACGTCAATTGAGAATCCAAACCGGATATTCGTCACTTGTACCCAGTCACCGCCAAACCGATTGGATACGGAACCGGGGGAAGGGGGATTCTCTTGATACTTGTCCCCTGGAATCATTAATTCTAGGTTGCCCGCATCGTTAAAGTACGATTTACGGATTGCATCCCCATCTCGCCACGTCAATGCTTCGTAATATTTATCTTTGATTGAGGATGGAGTCTCAAAAATTAACTTACCAATGATTACAGCCATATTACAATTAGAATAGACCTATAAATTTATAATAATATTATGTATCTAAAACTAGACATCCCTGAATTAAATCTAAATGTTAAACAGTCAGGGGCTTTTGGTTTGTCGCTAGGGAATCCAAATGGATTAAGTAAAGAAATATTAATTAAAGATGGTGTCTCTATTGTAGAAATAACTCCTACTGTCAACCCTGTCCTGACTATTCCCACACCTCAAAGCCAGAAGATTGTCTCACTTGTTATTAATAATAAAATTTACCAATTATCAGAATCAGTAGAAGCAGAACAACTCGCACCGGATGAATTTATTTATAATCCCTATGCTCAACAGGTAGCGATCGCTCAATATTCAGATCCAAAATATATTCAAGTCACTTCACCTACCAATCCCGTAACCGTATCAATCCCAGGCTACAGCACCGCCACGAATGTTTATATCGGTGGGACTAGCCAGAATGCTGTTAGCTACACGGTCAAACCGCACGGAACACTTATTGGAGGTTTAGAACAAGGGCAAGCGGTTTACAACCCCGCATCCAATGAATTAATTTTTATTCCCGTTCAGTCTTTAGCCAAAACCATCACTACAGCCCCCCAAATTTTAGCTGTACAGATATCGGGAGTTAAGGTAACAACACCTACTACCCCGATCAAGGTATCGGTTGTTAACAATACATCTAATATTGATTACGACACCGACTATATAGATAAGTTGCCAACGGTTTTACGATGGTTACCTTTGTTGGGTAACTTCAATTATTCGACATCCTTAGAACAATCTCAAAACGGAGAGATGCGGTTCGAGACTTGGTTTAGTTATAAAAATTTAGTTTTGAAACATTTATGTCGGGGGGCAAAGTTTGAGGCATTCGGGATTGGGTGGCGAGTCGATGGATTACAGATTAATGAAAAGATGAGATCAGAATTATCTCATCCAAAAATAGAGGTTTCAATTTCTCTGACCGATCCCCATTGGTGGCTCGATACAGAAGTCCCGCTGGTTCCCAGAAAGTACAAGGATAACGATCCATTGGGCGGATTGTCCCCTATTCTCTATTCTGGGGATTGGAAGATTTCTTATCACTATTCAGCAAGTAGTCCAGGGGTTGACCCTGAATGTTTAACCAACAGCCCATCACAACCCAAAGCCACATTAGCTGAATCGAGGACTTTAACATGGCTTTGCGGTCAAGCGGGGGGGATGTTATCAGGAATGGAAGGGGAAATACCAGTACCAAATGATGTGAGTCCAGAGGAAGGAAGGATACCCCGGAGCGAGATTCAATCAAGGTTAAGACAGAATAATTGTTTTTTGGATTTATCGGACTCTGATACTGTCTATTGCAAAAAATGGGACTCAACCAAGCAATGGCTATTACAAGAAACGGATATTTTATCACCAATTTCTGTCAGTTGCTCCACTGGTAAGCAACGAAAACTTACACCTAACTCCGCATTCCAACAAGAAATTATTGTCGGGTTGCCAAACAATATCACACCCAAACAGACCATTACCTTAAAGAATGAGGATGTGACCAATATTTATGGAGCTTCTTATATATGGCCGAAGCAAGAAGTCACTGGAGAATTTCTTGAAAAGTCTCAGGAACAGGTAGAGGAAAACCAAGGGAATAGAGCGCCCACACTGCCAGAATACCGAATGAGACAGCGTAAGTATGAACAAAGGACAGAAGACCCCGACATCGCAAATACACCGCCCGATTCAGTTGATATCAATGATTTGTCGGTATCTTTTTGGAAGTCTGGACAAAACTACGTCAAGGTTAAACGAGAGATTAAAACTATTGATGGTTTTGAGTTTCAAGTTAAGGAGCAAAAATACGCTTTTAACGGCCCCTTAGCTAAAGATATTTATGATGGATCAGGGGAACTGAAGAAAGTGGATGTCAGGACTTTTTGGGGGATGATTGAAGAAACCACTACACAACATTTCTACAGTGAGGGAAAGAGTGCCTATGAAGGATTGTATCTGGGATACGAAAAAACTGGATGGAAATATGTTGTTTTTAAGGTTGAACCAGATATTAATGTTTCGCTACCCGATAGAGCACCCGCCGATCAGTATCCTACACTAGCTAAATTTAATGATATTTCAAGTAACATAAGTCACAAAATAGAAGAAGCCTATACCCCTAAAAAAATACCCATTTTTGAAAAAGAAAAAATATCCCATGAGCCGATGGATAAATGGTATAAGGACGCGGCAATTCAAAGCGTTGACGAGGTTAAATGGTGTATGCCCAATGGGACAAGTCGCAGGTTGGCAGCAATTGATAAAACCTTCCAACAGCCCTATATTGTCACCGCTAGGGAGAAAATTGTCAGGGCTTTTGCTCAAATGGAAGACCCTGGGAATTTAGCTATTAGAGACAAAAACAGTACAGACCCCGGAGCTATGGCAGAATTTCCCCCTCTGACAACCGGGACGGAATCATCAGAATCCTACAAGGTAAAAATCAATCGGAGCGTCAACACCCCCGGCGTGAGGTTTGCTGATGACTCCGAAAAGGATACTTTTATTGCCTACACGAAATCAGCATCAACAGGGGGGAATGGGTCAGGTTTTGGTTCTCAAATCTCAGAAAATAAGGTAGAGGAAGTCGAAGGTAGACCGGAATCATCGAGGCGACTACCTCCAATCTGGGAGCGGGTAGGGGAGGAAGACCCTACCGAAACAGAGGAAAAGCAGAACCAATCCGATCCCAAGCGATACCGCTATAAAGTGTGGACACCCTTAGCACCGGACAAAACACCTTTTGACCAATTAGTGTCGGGGTCAATGAGTTTTCCTTATGCCAAAACATTATCAGAGGTTAGAACGGCAATTAAAACCAATCTGGATATAGAAAACGCTCGCAACAGTTACACGGAAAGCTTCACTACTTTTTTTAATCCTTCAATGCGTCCGGGCGATCAGCTGACCTATTTTGTTAATGGGGAAAAACGCAAGCGCAGGATTCTGTCTATATCTCCTAGCATCGTTTTTCAAGGCAACCTGAATAACAAACCTTTTGCCACAGGGACGATGCAGTTAAGTGTGGGATGTCCGATTGAGGTCGATTTCATATTAGAGCAAGAATTAATCCCCAATAGCGCCACAGACAAGGATAAATTAGGTACGGGCTATCCTTTAGAGGTTTGGCTAGATCCTACGGGCGGAGCGCAGGGAGTTTTTGAAGTGGAAAATATCCCCTCCCGACTAATGCCCCCTTCTACTTTCTTGTAAGATGTTTTTAAATTAATCGGTATTCTCATCATAGTTGTTTCAATCCTTAAAACAGGCAATCACCTATTGCGAGATCAGAACTATGAATCGTTACGCAACACTCAACAGTGTTTCAATCCTTAAAACAGGTAATCACCTATTGCGAGATAGTCAGGGGCCGGGATGTATTCATTCTCCTTAATCGTTTCAATCCTTAAACCAGATAATCACCTATTGCGAGTGAGATTTTAGGGGATGAGATTTATGTTGAGAGGGGTTTCAATCCTTAAACCAGATAATCACCTATTGCGAGACATACCATTTAATCAAACTTTTGAAGATATTTTAAGTTTCAATCCTTAAACCAGATAATCACCTATTGCGAGACAAAAAGGCAGTCTATAAACCCGTTGGCACTCTGGCGTTTCAATCCTTAAACCAGATAATCACCTATTGCGAGCTATCAGAACCCTTGGTAATGCCCGTAAATATAATATGTTTCAATCCTTAAACCAGATAATCACCTATTGCGAGTTCAACAACCCCGTGTAGCCTTTCCTGCCATAGTAGGGTTTCAATCCTTAAACCAGATAATCACCTATTGCGAGCCCTAAAATCTCCTCCAAAGTAATCGGAACAGTCCGGTTTCAATCCTTAAACCAGATAATCACCTATTGCGAGTCATCGGGTGAAATCCGTTGCATCAGTTCCATTGGATGCCTGTTTCAATCCTTAAACCAGATAATCACCTATTGCGAGCCCAACGGGTCAAAACTTATGAGGATTACCTTGTGCAAGTTTCAATCCTTAAACCAGATAATCACCTATTGCGAGATCCTTGCTTGGTTGATGATGATTTAAGCACCCATCCGTTTCAATCCTTAAACCAGATAATCACCTATTGCGAGAGCTTAATCCGCAAGTGTTTCAGGCGTTTCTATCGAAATTACCTAAGCTCATTTCATTTATTATAGCACGAGTTTTGGCAGTTTCACCGATCAAAAATTCGTGAACCCCATTTTTAAACAAATCATCTGGAATGATTACGGTGTCTGACTTTTTAGGCTTTTTCTTGGTCGCCTTCTTAGAACCGCTAGGGGTTGCCGAATTTTTATCAATCAAGAATTTATACCAAAAATTATCGGATAACTCCACACCTTGATTGATTGCCATTTGAGCCAAACCTTTCAGTTTAATATTCTGTCCTGAGTTAACATCACGAGCCACAGTATAGCCACAATTAGAGCATTTGTGAGTTCGTTGTGATAGTTTTTTCTTCTCTTGGTGTCCACACTTTGCACAACATAAAGTAGTCCCCCAATTATCGACCCGAATTACTAACTTTCCGTGTTCCTTTCCCTTGGTTTCTAATAGATCAATAGCCTGACCGATAGCCACATCATTTCCTGTTCTATTACTTCCCCGCTTGCGTTTCTGATTGTTCTTCTCATAGATAGCCGTACCATTTGCAGCTACCATTGGAGCCCCCTCTGTATCTAGTTTTGCCTTAGCTTTAGCTTTTCGGTAAACATTGGCGGGTTTATAATCTTCTACAAAAATCACATCAAACCAATTAATTAAATTAGTCGAATGCCAATGGTTAAAAGATCGACGGTGACGGGCGATCTTTTCGTGAAGTTTAGCAATCTTATTGTTAAGTTTCTCCCAGTTCTTAGTCTTCCCCCCATTCATTCGATACTTGCGAGATAATTGTTGCTGCATTTTTCTTAAACGTTTTAACCCACGTTTCAATGGTTGTGCAGCCTCAATAGTGTGACCATTATCCAATGCCATAACAAATTGATGTCCGGGGTCAATTCCACAACACAACCCTGTTTTTTTGGCTTGTTTAATAGGGACGGATGCAGTTAATTGTATATACCATCCCGATGCTTTTTTACAAATTTTCATCGGGTTAAAATCGCAACCATACCACCGCTTATCAAGCCCAATTACTTCAATATAACCCAACTTAGGAATATTAATTTTACCATCCTTAACCCCTAGATCCCTGGCGTTATAGTGGATCAAAGTCATCACCTTATCTTTGGCTGTTTTGAATCGGGGACGACTATGGCGACCCGCCAGAAATCCCTCCCAAGCCTTGGAGAGTTCATGCGCTACCCCTTGGATAAATTTTGCAGGGCAATCAGTAAAGTTAACCTTCCTCTCCTCACCCCTGACTAAATAAGTCACAATCCGATCCTTGTGATGTTGATGTCCAAACACCTTTAAGAACCCGTACAGTACCGACTTTTTAGATTCCAAAGAGTCAATGATTGGACTATTCTCATCAATGGCAACGGGATGGATGAATCCCTTTTTCTTCTCAACTCGTTCAATCCCCATCTTCCAATCTGGGATCTCAATTCGTACCCATTGCTTGAGCTTGCGATCATATCGTTGTAACGGAGTGGCGGGGACGTTAGACCTTGATATTTTGTCGTAGGGGTTCCACTCGTTAAATTCCTCTATCAATCCCAGTGAACGGTTCCAAACCCACTTACAGACTAGCATCCAATCTTCTAGGGTTCGCTCTTGTTCCGAGGATAGAATGAGCTTAAACTCCTTTGTTCGCACATTATCGCTAAAATTAGACATACCTATTTAAGAAATTGAAACGTATATGTTGACATTTCCAATTATAGTTGTATATGATGGAATCACCGATGTTTAGATCGGCAGGCCAAAAGCCGCCCTTGGAGCCGAAAGGATTAACGATTAGGCGATGAAAGGGGAACATTCTCCAGCCAGATATGGTTGGCAATTTTAAAAATAGGTAATCACCAAAAAAGAGGGGGTTTCGACTCCCTCTTTTTGTGACTGGATTCGGGTTGGGCTTAATTCCAATTACCAGCTTTAAAATCTGATATAATAAGGAATACCCCCGCGACACTCTAAATGTCCGGGGATTGAGTCAACCTATTAGGCAGGCAACTATGACTGATTTTAACAAAGAATTGGCGATTACGCTCTTAAACTCTGTCGATGATTACCCCGTCGATTTTGACGAGGCTTGGCAGTGGTTAGGCTACGCAACAAAACAGAAGGCTGAAAAGAAGCTAAAACAGAATTTTGAGGAAGGGATCGACTTTTTAACCAAAGGGTTAAAAAGCTCTACTGGTGGTCGTCCTAGCGAATTAATTGTTTTAACCGTTGACTGTTTCAAGTCTCTCGGAATGATGGTCGGGACTGAACAGGGAAAACAGATCCGCAAGTATTTTATTGAGTGTGAAAAAATTGCCAAACAGAAACCGGATGCACTCACAGAACTTGAGATTTTAGCCCGAACTGTTACCCGCATGGCAGAACAGGAGCGTCGGGCGTTGGAGCAACAAAGGCAATTAGAACAAGCCGAAACCCGGTTAAGTGCTATCGAAGCCGAACAGGGTCGGTATATGTCATCCGGTGGGAATAAGTACACGGTTTTGGGTTTTGCACTCAAACAGGGGTTAAGTATTTCATCGGCGATCGCAGGGCAAAAAGGTAAGAAAGCCGCGTCAATGTGTCGAGATAAGGGAATCGAGATTGAGCGCATCTATGACCCCCGTTTTGGTCGTGTCGGTCTATATCCTGAATCGGTTTTGATTGAAGTATTCGGATAGAAGTTGCAGCCCTCTTATAAGAGGGCTTTTGAGTATCAATAATTAGTAACATCAATTACGCTCAAATCATCAAACAAATAAGTCATCATGGATAAAGCAACAACAGAAAATTACGTTTACATTCTACACGCACAAGGGACTAATAGATTTAAAATAGGACACTCGGTAGACCCCATTAAAAGACAAAATGCCATAAACAATACTTCTTCTCCATTCCCTATTAAATTAATAGCTTGCTATTCATTACCTGACCCATACAGCGAAGAACAAAGGCTGCACAGAGAGTTTCACGATAGAAGGGTTTGGGGTGAGTGGTTTGAATTTGATTCTACTAATCAAGTGAGGAAATTAACGAGCGAAAAATTAGGGGTTGTCGAAGCACGTCTTGGTGGTCTTTATTGTGATAGTCAATCAAGTAGATTACCTTTTGTACTTGTAGATTCACTAGGGGATGAACAAAACAACAATGACAAAATAGGTATCACCAAAGATATATTAAAAGACATGATAAATGTAGCTATTAATGAATTGGAAACACCTTGTAAATTTGAGTGGTCTTTTCAATGGAAGATTCCACACCTACAATTACTAACAGGAAAATATGTTAGCGAAATTATTTATGGCACGACTCAAGCAAATTACAAAAACTTGCAGCACCATTCGCCTATATTGTCACCAAGCACAACAGAAGATTTATCTGATTTGGTGAATAGAAACTTAGTTACTGTTTGCGATGGCACAAAGAAACTCTCCATGAGAGAACAACGGAAATTAGATCCTATGAATTCCACTTTTCAGCTTTACCACGGGGCGTACCTGCTTCAAAACATTCTTATTCCGGTAAGACAACACTCAGATAAAATGCCCTCTTTCAGCTGTCATCTCACCAGCAAAAACCAATATCTGAGAGGTATTTACGCTTTCTCGTGTTGGGTATTTCTGGATAATTGCCAATCAGATGAGGATGATTATATAAACTCTTTACTCAGTTAGAGCTTATCGGCGATCGTACTACCACCAAACACCAAAGGCACGGGGTTGAATCCGTGCCTTTTTAATATACCCGTTTGCTTTCAAGATTACGCAGGGATAGACCTAAATAATGACTTCTTAAAGTCGGGAAGGATATCACTTGCTTTGTAAACCCCGCTACCTCCTTCAGACCGCCCTATTAACTTTGGTTTACCCGGAAATACAGGATTAATCCACAAAACTCCCGTAGCCATATTTATCCCGCCCATACATGGATAATCTTCTTTCTCTATGTCACCCGTTGGCGTATGCGTAACAACGACTAAAACATGATCATGGTCAAACCCTCCGGGCTGTAAAATTCTGTCACGCAATCCTTGAACGAATGACATAGCTCCATGCTCCACTCCATCTATATCAAGAGTTCTTCCCTTCCAGAAACTATCAATCCAATCAAGTAACTGAGGATCGGAAAAATAGCCCTCTACAGTTTTTTTATTCACGGTTCTTTTTGTCCAAACACTCGCGCCCTGCTCATAGAAAGAGGGGCTTTTTTTTGATTTTCTATTGGCTCGTCTTTTTGCTGATCTACCCATGATTTTACCTAATACAAATTTTTGACCAATTCTGATGTTTAATTCCAATTACCGGCTAAAAACAATTCCTGTTCCTCAATCAGTCTACGGATTCAACCCACGCCTTTTTTGATATCTAATTCGACTATCTGATTAAATCCCCTACAACCCCGATCTGTTCCCTCTGGCAGTCTCTAAACCAATCTTCTAAGGCTGTAGAAACGATAGACTCAACAAACGCCACTGAGTGAGGCTTCCCCATTCTTGATGCTAAAGATATTAGGCGACTAAAATCGGGGAGTCCCAAGGTTTCAAAAATGACTTGAGTTTCAATATCTCTAACTTTGATAATCTCCCCTCGATGCTTAAACCCCAATTCCTTTAGCGCAGTCAATGGATCAAGTTGTCTAAGTTCGGCGTACCCGACAACAGAAATTGCTGATTCAATGGTGACTCGGTATTCTCTATCAGGGAGTCTAAAACCTTCACACTGGATAACGTGGCAAAACCGAATAGGAAACTTTCTGGATTCTATGATGGGTTTCATTAGTTCAACCCTCCCTCTAACAAAAATTGCTCTTGTTCCACAATCACGCTCCAATCGTCATAGTTTGCATTTAAGGCATCCTGAAGATCCTCTGTAGTCCATTTCGTATAGTGAACAATTTTTTCCAACAGAAAGCCTAGAGACTGCTGTTTGAAAACCTTGTCTAAAATTTCTTCCAATCCAGTTTCGGCAAAAGCAGCTAACAGGATAATCGAGTCCTGATTTTTGTTGGCTACAGCATCCCAAGTGATTAATTTTGTAAAGTCTCTAATCGAAATGGTCTTACTCCGTGTCGCACCTCTTTTAATCTCAACGTCGGTTTCTTCTGTGCAACCTGTGTAGCCTATGTCTGTCAGTGCTTTGAGGGCTTTCGACTCGGTTTTTTGCAACCTGCCCAAATACTCTTTACTCCGTCCGATAGCAATACTCGCCCCACCTATTCCGATCCGCTTCTCGCCATTGGGGAACAGGTAGCAATCAATAGCTTTATTCCCTAGATTCAATTCTGCACGGATTGATCTTACAATATCTGACATGGTGAACCGTCTCCTTAGAAGTTTTGGTTTACTACCCCTGGGTGTTTACGCACCGCGAGGGGTTTTGTTATTATTAATTATATCATTTCCATTGTTTAGTTGTGTCCAAAATACGGTATAATTATTGAGAGTTTTAGAGATAAAAACATGGGAGAAGCAAAGCGTCGGAAAGCGTTAGATCCTAACTACGGAAAAACGGATCTAGTTGACATACTAAAGAATCGGCAATCATCAATATTTGACGATCAAATTCTGAGTGACTATCTTCGATATCGAATCAAAGCTGGAAGTTTTTTTGATTCTCAACGCAAGGATTTACAACTCCAAAAGAACAAGAATGGAGAAATAGCTCAATCTTTTAAATTAGCATCTAAAGTATTGAGTTGCGGACAGGATGTTTTACTCCCCGATATTGACAAATACATGAATCAATTGGACGAAAATTTAAAAAGTGAATTTAGTGTTTTTATTAACTACGTTTTAGGTACATCGGGCGGTTTACCGATAATAAAATGGCTTAGAACCCACCTCAAAAAGAGTATTACAGGGGGAGACCTGGCAACACTATTCCCTTATCTTTATATGGCAGCAATAAAGCCGGCCATTGGCTCTACTAATTACGGGAGAGATTAACCATTTGTTGAATAATATTTTCTAACCTCGGTTCAACTTGTTTCTTAATTGATTCCCCCACTTTTTGATCGCCGTTTACGGTAATCGGGATATTTATTGTTGGAGAAATTGTCGTTTGACCTTTCCCTGTAGCTTGCTGCAATGCCCGTGAGAAGTCTGGGGAGACGATGGGGGATAGGACGGGAGACAAAGCAGAGGGAAGTTTGAGAGGATCTGTTAATTGAGGAGATGATGCCGACCCCCCACCGAGTCCGCCAGTTAGTTTGTAGATTTCAGAAGGTGCGCTACCTGTTGCACCAGAAAACTCCCCAGAATCCCCTCTAAGGCTTCGCATCTGTTCTTCTGCTGATAATCCCCCTGGAAGTCTTCTACTCCCTCTTAATCCACTTTCTCTGAGGGCTTGTTCTCCCGTTGCTGCGGCTCGACCCGTTAGATCATTTATGCTGTCTACCCCAAAACTATCAAGCACACTGGATGTAATATCAGCAAAACGCTGTCGTCTCAATGATCTGTTACTGGTGTTGTTCGCTAAGTCTACCTGTGCCGAACGAATAGCCCCTTGACTGCGGAATTCTAACGCTTCTCTCTGGAGTTTAAAAACCTTTGACTGGTTAAATTCTTGTTTTCGTAATAAACCCAAATTTTGCTCTTGGTAGCCAACGTTCTCCCCTGCTATATCTGCCGCTGTTTGCAGCTCCTCTAACTGTTCTGGAGTTGTTCTAGGATCTTTTTTTGCTACTTTAAGAGCATTATCAGCTTTTCTTTTTTCAATTTTCGCATCATTCAGCGCCCTTCTAGCAGCTATTTTCTCCCGTTCAAGCTCGATGGTTTTCATTAATTGTTGGGATATCAGACTTTGTTTCTCAAATTCAGCTTGCTGTATTGCTGATTTTAATTTAATAGCCGAGATTAATTCTGCAAGTTGTTTTTTCTTCCGTTCGGAGCGTTCCCCTTGGACTAAAGCATCTAATTCCCCTGAGTAAAAGCTACTAGCCGCGTCAAACACCCCCTTCTGTGCGTCCTGTAATTCCGAACGCATCTGAAGGGCTTTATTGAGAATATCGAATTTCCGACTCTGATTGTCTAGTTCATTATTCTGGCGTTTAATGGTGTTCTCGTAGGCTTGTGCTTCCTTGTTTAACCCTGCTTCGTATCTCCTTACGTTTGCATCAATCAACCGCCCTTGTTCTTCAACTAGCTGTAATTGGAGCTTGATTTTCTTGCCAACATCCGTCTCTAAACTAATTCGTTTTTGTAATGTTTCTATGGCTTGCTGTGCTATTTTCAGATCGTATTCTTCCTTGAGAATTTTCCCTTGGTTTAGCAGATTTTTTAAGGCGATTAACTCAAGATTGTTAATTGCTTCAATTTCGGCAATCCCCAATGCTCCCCAGGCTTCCCGTTCTTCCCTGATAGCTTTCTCTAGGGACAACCTTAACTCGGCTTGCTTGTTAACGTCTTTTTCTCGACTAAGTAGAACTTGCAACTCCTGAACTTTATCGGTAGCACTTGCAGCCCCCTCTAATTCCCTCAGTACGTTACCGCTATTAATCTGTTTTTCTATGCTTAATAATTGGGCGTTGTTTTCTTTAGCAATATTCCCTAAAACGGTTTGAGTATGAGCATCCCAGGCTTCTTTCTCAACTTTCAACATCCCCAAAGATTGTTGGAGTTGTTCTTGTCTTAACTTTCTGATTTTAGTTTGTCTGTCAGTCTCTAGCCGGGGATCTGATAGTGCTGGTTGAGATTTTGTTTCCTTTAATTTTTTAACCGTGTTACTGTATTCAGCCTCAAGGGTCTTAAGGTTGTTTTTTACATTTTCCTCGTTAATTAAATTCTGATTACCTCCAAATTCATTAAACGACTTCTGAACTTCACTTTGTCTAATTAATTCAGCCTCTTTGACTAAATCAACAGTTTTCTGGAGTTGTTTTTCAAGGGTAGAAAGCTCTTGATCATAACCGTCCTTAATTGTTTTTTGCCGTTGAACTTGGAGTTTCCCTATCTCGGCGTTAATAGCCTCCCGACCTTCTTTATCATCCCCTGCTAATTTTCCTAATTTGTTTCGCTGCTGCCTAATTTGTTCGTCCAATCCCTCGATTTGTAACTGTGATTTTTGGTTATTGTAGTTTTTCTCTGTGGTTAATCCTTGGGCGAGATACCCCTCAATAATTGACTGTTGCTCCTGAAAGTTTTTAACCAGTTCCTCGTTCCGTTTAGACCGTTCCTCTGCAATTGCTTTAGTAATATCTGATTCTATTTTCTTGATTTCTTCCCCGGCTTTTCGGGCTGCTTCAATGTTTCCAAAAGCTCGTTGCTCGGACTGGATTTCTTGTTGGGCTGATTTCCGTTCCTCTAATTCCTTGATAGTTAAATCAGTTATTAACTTTTCCGATTTCCTTACTCCTATCTCCCCGTTTTTTTGTTGAGATTCTACCTCTGCTTTTTGTTTTGCAATAGTATCGGATCGCTTTTTGCTTTCCTGCTCAATGACTTTAGTAATTGTTTCCTGTGCCTTGCGTTGAACCTCTTGATCTAACCTTGTATCGTTAGCTAACTGACGTAGTTTAGTAATAACATCCTTATCAATTGTTTGCCCCATTTCCAATAAAGCCATGTTAAATTCAATAACCTCAGATGCCTTTTTCTTAAACACCTCCTGATCTCCAGATGGTTTTAGAATTGCGTCCATAGCTTCATTTGCTTTTTTCTTTAACTGTTCTAACGCCGTCCCTAATACCATTAAATCTTTTGGTGCAATAACCACATTAGAAGAGGCTTGAGCTAATGCAGTTTTTAGCTTTTCTAATTCAGCTATTTGAGATTGAATATTAGACTTGTTGGCATCCTTAACCGTTTTTTCTTGTTCTTTTAATGTAGTTATTTGATCCTCTAGTAATCCGATCCTGAGTTTGGCTTGATTTTGAAGTTTTTGATTGTTTTTATATTCTTCGTCAGTCAGTCTAATCCCTAATTTATCCGCTTCCTGTTGCTTTTTCTGTGCCACAGACAGTTTCTCAAGTGAATCAATAGCTAAATCCCCATATTCTTCAGTTCTATTAGCTAACTCCTGTGTGGCTTCTGTAGAATCCTTTAAGGATTGACTATAAAGAACAAGTCCAATACCTCCCACTACCGCAGCCACAGCAGCTAAAGGAGCGAGTAACGTAGCTACAGATAAGGCTACACTTTTAACAGCAAGAGCCAACCCTCCCATAGTCAATGTTCCCAGACTTGCAGACGCAGACAGCATTTGTAAATGAAGTGCAGCAGTTCCGGCCGTGATAGCCATACTGCTAAATCCAAGAGAAGTCAATACTCCGGCAAGAAACACAAATGCAGATGCAGAACTGGTTACAACACCAGCTAATTGAATTGAGATAAACGACAAAACCGCAGGGATTAATTGAGCGCGGAATGCGATCGCTAACCCCCCGACAACAACAGTCGAAGTGATCAAGGCTGACTGCCAAGACCCGATTAAAATATTGACAACTTCACCCAACCCCCCAAATACACCCCCAAGGACTTCCATTAACCCCCTGTTTTTGAGGATAAATTCATCAATTATTTTGAACGCACCAAATGCGACAACCGCCAAGCCAACTGTCCTGAGAAGATTCCCTAACGCTGCCGTAGCAGAAGCCATTAACGTCATTGCGCCGGGTATTTGCTGAAGGTTGGCAGAGAATTGAGCCATGCCTAAAGAACTGAAGTTAGTTGCT